GCAGGCGGATCGGACTACAAAGGTTCTCAAACAGATGTTTGTCACGGTGCTTGCATGGGCGCTTGCCCTACTTGTGGCGCTATGCCGGAAATCAACTTCCATCCTGACGGTTTCCCAATGCAACCCAAGGATGACTCGGTAGACACGATCAACAATTCAGCAGGATAGGTAACTCATGGCCCGCTTACGGTTTGATTCCGTAAAGGGCGAACTGAGTGCCGCTATCGCTCCAACCGATACGGTAATTAACTCCCCTGGCTTAGCCCGTTTGGGTAACGTCAGTGGGGGTGACGTAGCACTTGTTTGTCTCTTTGCGTTCGACAGCAATGGAAATATCCTCCCTTCAGGGGCAGAGAATGTCTATGTGACTTCTCACGTCGTTGGCTCTACTTCAGCCATTGTCACGCGAGCAGGCGATGGAACTACCGCTCTTGCTTGGCCCGTGTACAGCGCGTGGGCACATGGCTGGGGAGTTGCTGATGTCACGGACATTCAGTCCAGTGTCACAGCTGAAACCAATAGGGCTACTACCGCAGAAGCAGGATTATCAACTTCAATCACGGCGGAACAAGTACGGGCTACCGCTGCCGAAAGCACGCTTACTACCAATCTTGCTACTGAAACCTCTAGGGCTACTACCGCCGAAAACCTTCGAGCCTTCAACGTCACTCGTACCGCAGTCAAGACCTCAGCCTACGGAGCCTCAGTCGGTCAACTTGTACCCGTTGATACCACTTCTGGCGCAGTAACCATTTCTCTCCCCAACAACCCTGCAAATAACTCGGTTGTCGCAGTAATCAAAATAGCAGGAAGCAATAACGTCACGGTTTCCTGCCAGGGTTCAGACATTATTAACAAAGCAGGTGGAGCCACCACTTACGCTTTGAGTAGCACCAACCAAGCAGTCACCCTCCAATACGATCTTTCCACGCTGGTTTGGACTGTCCTCGCAGACGCCGCTCTAACGGGTCCACAGGGCTTTCAGGGTAACCAGGGCAACCAGGGATTTCAGGGCGCTACAGGGCCACAGGGGGCCACTGGGAGCCAAGGTAGTACGGGTAGTCAGGGCCCACAAGGATTCCANGGGAATATCGGGGCTCAAGGCTATCAGGGTTCACAAGGAAACCAAGGCTACCAAGGACTTACCGGAACCCCAGGGACCCAGGGATACCAGGGCTACCAAGGCTTCCAGGGAAATCAAGGAACCCAGGGCGCAGCCTCAACCGTTCAAGGCCCACAGGGATTCCAGGGCAATACCGGAGCACAGGGTTCAACTGGAGCGCAAGGCTCGACTGGTTCTGCTGGTCCACAAGGCTACCAAGGCTATCAAGGCTTCCAGGGAAACCAAGGAACGCAGGGCAATCAGGGATTCCAAGGGTTCCAAGGCAGTAACGGAAACCAAGGTTATCCAGTCGGACTTACTGGGGCTACTACCGCCACTCGGTACGTTGGCGGAACAGCCAATGGCGCACCCACATCAGGAACCTTCGCCGTTGGTGACTTCATCGTAGATCAAACTGGAACCATCTGGGTCTGCACGACTGCCGGAACACCCGGTACTTGGACTACCACCATCTCGTCGCACCTAACGCTTCGTACTGCTTCGGCAACGGTGGGCCGTAATGAGATAACTATTTTTTCAGGCTCCACGTCAAGTCAAACTTTGACTGCTCCATCCAGTCCGATTGACGGTTCCAACTGGACTGTCATCAACAAAGCCTCCGTAGCGGTGACTCTAAGTTTCACGCCTTCAATGATTCCCCTAAGTTCGGGAACCGGCGTGACTACGTTCTCGGTTGTNCGCTGGCGGGGCTTACTCATTTGTGAACTACAACGGTTCTCAGTGGTACATGATTGCTTCTAACAGCGCCGACCAACTAATCAACGTCTTACCGACCGCTAACGGTGGAACTGGACTCAGCACTATCGGAACCGCTGGTCAGGCTCTCGTCGTCAATGGCGGAGCCACNGGCCTTACCTACGCTTCAGTAGCTGGAACTCAAGGCGCACAGGGTCCACAAGGGTTTCAAGGGAACCAGGGAACACAAGGAAACCAAGGGACGCAAGGAACGGCAGGAATTACGGGAAACCCTGCGGCTCGAATGGTTCCTACGGCGGTAACTTCTATTGCTTCCTCAGCCCTTCTTGCCACATGGACAAAAATTACGTCATTGTCATCTGCTTACGTCAAAGGCAGTATGTCTTTTGCAAGCAATGCAATTACTGTTCCGGTGACGGGCATTTACCACATCAATGCGGCAACAAGGTTTGATGCCACGGGAGCGTACACATTTGCTTTAGGAGTGGGAATTAACGCAANAACCGCACCGACTTATCAAACATCAGGGGCTAAGCCCTCGGACGCTAATGCGTACCAATCAGCCGTTATTGCCATTGACTTAAGCCTCACCGCCAACGATGTTCTGACTCTTTGGGCAGTACAATCGTCAGGTTCAGCAATCAACTCGGACGCTTCCGCTAACGTAACTTGGCTGTCCGTTCATCAGGTAAGTGCATAATGGATGTATCAGCCTACGCAGCAAACTCGTATTCGGGTGGTGGACAAACCGATGGACCGTTGTTCTCGTTCCAAACTCCCATTGTCAAAGACATTCCTAACTACCTGCCCGAAACCAAATCAAAAATAGCAATTATGTTGTGGAGGCACTACGAACTCAAAACCCGTGGGGTCAACGTTTTTATTCTTTCAGATGGAAGCGTTGTTCAAGATACAGCTACGTCTGAAAATTCCGACACCAACATTCCGTTGCCCTGGATCACCAANNACCCTTCGGGGCCGTACTCGTACACAACCAATTGGGACGGTACAATAGAGACAGCAAGCCTGCCCGTGTGGGTGACATACGTATATGAAGGTGGGCACATACACACTATCAATCAGGCAGAAGCAAACTTTTTGAGTAACGCTGGTTACTCAGACCGAATTGTAGCGATCTAGGAGAATCATGGCATATCGTGAATGGGCAGGAGTTCTAAACCAATTGGCAGGAACCACGGGGNGTGAAGCTGTTGGTGCGGCCAACGTCTATGCAGGCACCACTCAGCGCACCTTGCTTGGCGCTCTCAACGCTAAAGCAGGAACAGTTGGTTTGGAACTAGCCGCCGTATGCAACAAATTGGCAGGAACTANAAACCTTGAAGCCGTTGACGCTTTGAATNAACTTGCGGGAAATACCCTGCCATGAAGTTGCACGATTGTTCAGGGGAAGGTTGTTTCGGGTGCAAGATCAAGTCTGTATCCTTTGCCGCCTCTGCAATGCCAACCCGTAGTCCTCAAGCCGCCGCTACTGAAAAATGGGACAAACAACTTCATAAAGATCGAACTGCTTTCAAAGCCATGAGGGATCAAGGGATTCAGCCTGCCTCGCTCAAGGGTGCTGCCGATTTGCAAAATCGTGCTTCAACTAAACACGAAATTGAAACAGGCAAAATTATTGGTGATTCCAAACTGGCCCAAAAGGTTGAACGAACCGTTAAGGAACTTGCCAAGAAATGAGAATCCAAGTACTTGCTCCCCCAGACCGCAACAGCGGATACGGACGCATGGCGTTTGAGATCATAGATGCTCTTGAACGTGCTGGCGTAACCGTGGAGAAGTACGACCTTGACGCTCCTGATCCTGCGCCCTACGTCATGTTTATGTGCCCGCCTCAACGACCTGAGAATTGGTACGAAGGACAGCATGTTTCTCTTTTAACCATGTGGGAATCTACCGAACTTGCTTTTGAGCACTTAGCGGTTCTGCCTTTGTTTGACCAATTGATCGTACCGTCACGACAAAACTACGAAATGTTTGCTCAAGTAAACAACAACACTGTTCAAATTCCGCTTGGCTGTGATTACGACATATGGAAATACACCCCTCGTGAAAAGACCGATCCTTTCACTATCATCAGCGCAGGCCGTGGTGCTCGACGTAAAGGTATTGACGTTTCAATCAAAGTCTTTAAACGATTTCGTAAGATTATTAAGGACGAAGGTTTTCCTGCGCCACGATTGATTCTCAAAGCAAAGTGCAATTTGTCTAATCCCGACCCTGACATTATTGTTTTTGACGAACAGATGAGCGATCAAGAAGAAGCGGATTTCTATGCCAAAGCTCATGTGTACCTTGGACTAAGCAGGGGCGAAGGATGGGGCATGATCCCCCACCAAACAATTGCTCAAGGGATGCCAACGATTTTGACGGATGCTCATGGACACGCTGAGTTTGCCAAGTACGGCATTGGCATTAACCATGGATGGTGTTCTGCCGAAAATGAAATTGTTGGACGGACTGGCGATTGGTGGGAACCCGATGAAGATCAAGCCCTACTTGCTTTGCTTGATGTGTTCCATAATTACAAAACTCATTTGGCAACAGCAAAAGAAAGCGCAGAAAAGATTAAAGAATTTACTTGGGATCGTACTGCCCAGGAAATTATTGCATCCCTTCCCAAGAAGCCAGCAAAATTCAAAGTGGGCGAATTGGTTCATGCTCCTCAATCACGCTTGACACTCAAGGTCATCCACCCAATTGATTGCAACATTGGGGATCGTATGTATTCATTCAAACCAGGCAAAGAATACCAAGTCACTTCTGACGTGAAGCGGGTTCTTTACGATGCCAATTATGTTGATCCTTCTTGCATTGACCCATTTGAAAAAGCCATTTACATCCAATCAAAACCGAAACACATTGACGAAGGAATATTGGTATGACCGTAACATTTAACGATTGGATTGAAAAGGTTTGGCGCAGGGTCAACGGTACTTCAATTGACGCTGCCGTTCAGCTCTCCACAGACATTGGCGCAACCGATACCACGTTCAGTTGCATTGTCACTAACGCCACCGGAACTAATGCAATGCGAGTTGGGGCAATCTTGGCCGTGGACTTAGAACTTATGTACGTCACGTCTTGGGGTCCGACGACTGGCGCTCTTGGCGTTGTCCGTGGTTACAACGGTTCGACTGCTTCTGCACATTCCGCTTTGCAACTTGCGTACATTCAACCTCGCTATTCACGTTTTGATATTGGCGTTGCTTTGAATGACGAGTTGCTTCGCCTATCCTCACCCGATAATGGATTGTTCCAAGTGGGCGTAAGCACTGTCACTTACAACCCCGTCTACATGGGTTACGACCTTGGCTCAATTCCTACAAACTTTTTGGACGTACTTGAGATTCGTCACAAGATTCCGTTTCCAACAAGGAACTACCCAAAGATCAGCAAATGGAAAGTCCTTCGCTCTATCCCCGATGCCACGGTGTTTCCGTCTGGCGCTGGCATTGTAATTTATGAAGGTGGCTACCCAGGTCAGCCGTTTTACATTCAGTACTCGGCTCCATTTTCTACCGTAGACACTTCAGTTTTGGCAAATTTGACAACAGACGTTACAACTTTGACGGGCATGACTCCTACCATGGTGGACATTCCGCCCCTTGGCGTTGAAATTCAACTGACTTTGCCCCGCGAAATTCGCAGGAACTTTACAGACGTACAGCCTGATCCTCGAAAAGGATTAGAAGTTCTAGCAGGCAACGTATCCAACTCGGTTCAAGCTCTATCCATTGTGTACGAACAGAGAATTGGTGAAGAAGCAGACAGGCTTTCCCGTCAATACACACGGACCGAAGGTTGGTAATGGGTTACAACGCCTTTACAGATTCGTACCACTCGCCTTCATACGCTTACGGGACGACAACAGCAACTACTTACATCGGTGGTTCTCCTTCGCCTCCAAGTGCGGGATTCCCAATTTCGATTGATGGCCGTAATTACATGATTGATACGTCTTTTGAACCGTATCGTCGTGAGGCTTTCCGCCACAAGTCCTTGCAGGCGCAACGTCAATCGCTTCACTTTACCAACATCCCTGACGATGGAACTATTTCTACCGAGGGTTTGTGGCGACGAGAAGGACGAGACTGGTCGCTCGGTTCAGGTCAAAGTTACTTTGATCGAAAAGATTCTAAAGACAATAGATTTTTTCATTCTAAAGGAATCAACCCTTGGACCCAATGGCTTACCACGTTGCAAAACGATGTACAGCAACAATATCCACAAGCCACCACAATCAACGCTACCGGATTGACGGGTGCATCCACAACGGTAACTGTGGTTTCAACTNCNTCCTTTTCCATCATCAGGAACTTTTCAAGTTCAAGGCTCGGGGGGTTTGTTGAGTTTCGCTTATAGTGGCATCACCTCAACAACTTTCACTGGCTGTACTTTAGTTTCCGGTACAAGCACTTGGACCATTGCGAACGGGGGCATTGTCACCAATGCTTCTAATACCAACAACATCAAAGCAATCCGAGTTGGACAAACGGTTTTTATTGCTGATGGAAATAAGATTAGTTATCTCAATAATTGGAGCAACAACCCCACCCCAATTACCACTAGCGGAGTAAGTGGATATGTGCCCTCAACTGTTCTTGACATATGCACCAACGGGTATTATTTATTCTTTGTCACTAAGTACGGTGTCTTTCAATACATCCCTGCCACCAATGTCCTAAGTGCAATCGTGGCATCTAGCGATACGAGCGGGACTGGTTTCTCTCATCCCTGGGTTGCTTCGGATGGCACGTTTCCATTCTCAGCTTTGCTCAATTACGTTGGCGAACGATTGATTCTTGTCCTCAATAACGTAGGCAAATGGAACACTAATGTCCCTTCGGGTAACACCGGCTGTAACGTCTTTGACCTTTCATATCATTTGACAACGGCAACAAACTTGACGGCAACCCCGCCTTCGACGACAACTCCTACTGGCTCTGGCTCTATCACTACAGCACAATCCACCGTCACGGTTGCATCGTTAGTTGGTTTTAGCGCTACGGGTGGTACTGCCAAGATCGGCAGCACTAATTTTACTTACACCGGAACGTACACCGACACCGCCAGCGGTAGTTCTGCATTTCAACTTATTGGCTGTTCAGTATCAACCGGAACGCTTGCCTACACCACAGCATCATCCATCGTCAGCACAACGTATGTATTTGCTGGACAAACAAACTACGTTGTCGGTCAAACAGTTGATTTGAATGTTCCTGGCTGGACGGGTTGGACACCATTGACGGGGCAGGTTGTTACCTCGGTTGCGGTTGATACTTCCACAGGAGCACCGACGCCACAATTCACTATTACAAATACGGGAACTGCCCCCACCACGATTGGGTATGGCGCTACCGCAATTGTCACAAGCGGTATTGGGACACCACTTGCTTACTCACAGGGTAATGAATGGTTCTACACCAACCCGAATCCACGTTGGATAATGACTGCTATTTCTGCTGGTAACGCCGAAATTTATTTAGCCGGTCACGTTGTAGACACTTCGGGTTCAAGCGCCGTAGCCTCTGGCCCTGGAATTGTTTTCCGTTCTTCCATCACGGGGACTTCTTCAAACAACAATCCAACAGCCCAATACCTTTCTTACCCAGTGCAAGCATTGCCAATGCCCGTTGGCGAATACCCAACATCTCTTTATTGTTACCTAAACTACATTTTCATTGGTAGCAACAAGGGTATTCGAATGGCTAACACCATTAACGCTTACGACCCAACGGGCAATGCAGGGGACTTGAAAGCAGGACCGCTCATCCCAGCCATTACTGAAACACCCTCAGCTCCTATCACGGCAATAACAGGTGACGACAGGTACATCTATTGGTCTTGGAACAATTTTGATGCTGACTCATCAGGCGTTGGGCGACTTGACTTGACTACGTTTATTGACGTTCTTGCTCCCGCTTATGCTTCTGACCTAATGATTCTTGGACAGGGGACGGTTTCTTGGTTGGATTGGGATGCCATTACTGATAGCCCATTGATTTCACTCAGTAACTTTACAAAGATGGGCGATCAATTANTTGCTTCGCTTGGAGTGTATGGAACCATTGACGGTTCTGGCATGACAACAACTTCTACTTCTTTTGTATTAAACANTATTGCTTCGTCCCCTGCCCTGCCAGCGACTCCGTTTTACATCAACGTGGACACTGAAATTATGCAAGTCACCGCTATATCGGGAGCGAACCTTACCGTCACCAGAGCGCAAAAAGGAACTACTGCTACGACACACAGCATCGCAACAGACGTAACCACGATCACCCCAGTGTTTTCCGGTTATAACAACTTTGTTGTTGGCGATGTTGTTTCTTTAACGAACTTTTCTAATGGCGCTTACAACTTTTCAAATGTCACAATCACTCAAGCAAACTCTGCTTACTTCACCACTTCGGGAACAATTGCGTTCTCAGGAGCAGTACCTTCGGGATCAGGTTCAGTTCTTTCAAAACTTGCAAACGGAGATATTGCAGCACCTACGGCTACGATTGCTTTTCTTGCTACGGGTGGTACTGCGCAGGCCGCAAGTCGCTCTTATGTCTTTACCGCCAATCCCAATTCCACGGTTGCCTCTGGCTACATTGACGAAGGCATTATTACTTACGGAATTCCTGATATCAAGAACGCTGTAATCATGGACCTAAACGTAGAAAATGTGGCAGGTCAATATGGGAGTTCGTCAATCAATTTCCAAATGTCCTCAGATGGACAAGATTACGTAGACCTTGGAACGTACTCCAACACTGTCCGCAAGGCAAAACTTGATGGGTTTCCTCAGCAATATGGTGAACAATATGCTTTGATTACGACACTCAATGCTGCTCAAACTGACAATGAATGGACTAATGTTTCCCCGATTCTTAACCGTTGGACTCTCAAAGCCCTGCCTGGTATTCCTTCGGGCATTATGATTTCAGCAGTTTTGAACCTATTTGAACCTTTTGAAATTGAAGGCTCAATGGTTTACCAAGACCCTTACGTCGAATACGCTGCTCTTGAAGCACTGCGTCAAGCTCAATCAATCGTTACTTACGTTGAAGGTCCATTCACGGCACAGGTAACAATTGAAATGCTTGACTGGTTGCCGGAACGTAGGCGCAGAACAGAAATAGGTGGCTATCATGGCGACCTTGTATGTTACATGAAAACAATCTCAGGATAGATAAGGTAGGATAGATACATGGCTTTTCCCGAATACGGTTATCGAGATTACGGTGGTGGTGCTACCCCATCTGGTATTGTTGCCGCACTCCCAAACACTTATTCAACAGGTCAAACTTTTACCATTGCTAATGGTATTACTTGGGTCAACCTTAGTGGGAACGCTCTTGGGTCAGGTAACGGAATTTCCACTCAGGGCCCGTTTGTAGTAGCAGTTGACTATGGAGCTGCAAACGAAGAAAAGATTCTTTGTTCTTCAATCGTCACAACTACGGGTGTTGTTACTGTTTGGACAGATGGAACTAACAATGGCCGTGGATATGACGGCACTACCGCTCAGGCTCACACCATTGGCGCTCTCTGCACCCCCGTGTTTTCAGCCACAGAAGCCGACGAAGCCAACAATGTTGCTTACGAAGTCCTCGGTCAAGTTACTGCCGCAGGAGATATGCTCGTAGGTAGTGGAGTAAAAAGCCTTGCGAAAATTGCTGCTGGTACGGCTTCTACTGTTTGGACTTCTAATGGAGCCGGTGCTACTCCGTCTTGGCAAGCCCCAATCGCTCAGCCTTACTACTCTGCTTCGACCTCGCCCCCTTCATCCCCTGCTCAGGGACAACTTTGGTATCAAACTGATACTGGCTTGATTGAAGTTTATTCTGCTGGTGCTTGGGTTGTTATCCCGACGACTCCATCGGGAACTATTTCTGATTTTGCCGGAGCATCAGCACCGACTGGTTACTTGCTCTGTAACGGTGCATCAGTTTTGCGAGCCAGTTACCCCAATTTGTTTAGCGCTATCGGCACAACATGGGGTTCAGCAGATGGTACGCACTTCAACGTGCCAGACCTTCGTGGTCGCACAGTGATTGGAGCAGGAACGGGTTCTGGACTTACTGCTCGTACTCTCGGAACACAGAACATTGGCGAAGAAACCCACTTACTTACCGCTGCCGAATCAGGGGTCCCGGCTCACCAACACGTTATACCTATTGACAACTCCTATAACGCAGCAAGTAGCGGTGGCGCTGGTCATTTCGCTCTCAACAATACGGGTGCAAACTTGGTAAGCAGCGGAGTTTCCGTGTACGCAAACACAGCCACTCCTGCTTCTTCATCTCACAACAACATGCAACCATCCGCCGTTGTTACCAAAATTATCAAAATCTAGGAAATACAATGCCTGATAAACCCTGGGCTCCTCAGCCCCCAGTACCTTACCAAGAACCAAGCCCGATTTACCCAAGGATAGAACTATGACAGACGCTAGACAGGATGTAGTGAACTGGGCTAACTGGGCCGTTGCCAACCGTGGTGGGTTTACTTACACTGAAGGGCCACAGCGCATGGAAGGCATCGGGCATCCTGGTATCCCNTGNCATGCTGACTGCTCAGCGTTTGTCACCCTTTGCTANAANTGGGCTGGCGTAAGTCAAGACCCAAATGGGCAGGGCTACGACGGGCAAGGCTACACCGGTACGTTGCTTTCACACGGGCAACAGATTGACATTTCTCAAGTAGTACCCGGCGATGTTATTGTCTACGGTCCCGGCACAGGCGACCACACAGCTCTTGTTATTCAAGGTGGCAGTAACCCTTTGACCGTTTCGATGGGGCAACAGGGCGACCCAAACTATTGTTACGTTTCGCAAGACGGACGCCAGCCNCAACGCTACTTACGTTTTGACACCACCAAGCCTGGCCCTCCCCCTGCCCCTGCGCACACTTGGACTGGATCGCCATCGCTTCAAGTAGGCCAACGACTTCAACAAGGTCAGATGCTTGCATCCCCAAACAAGCAGTACGCCGCCATGTTGCAAACGGACGGGAACTTTGTAATTTACAACAGCACCAATCAACCCTTATGGGCTGACGGCGGTAACAATGTCTTTGGTTCAACATTTGTACTTTTGCAAACAGACGGAAACCTTGTTCACTATTTATGGAACAACCATCCGCTATGGTCTACNGCCACTCAGAACCGTGGAGCAAAGTTCCTGACCATGCANGATGATGGCAACCTAGTCCTTTACAACGCACAGAACCAGGCTCTTTGGGCCAGTAACACCCACCATTGAGTCATGCTTGCTTCGTTATCGGGCACATGGAATCTATGGCTGAGCCTGCTTGCTAGTGCAGGGTTTGTCATCGGGTTCGGTTTCGCCATTCTTCGATGGGGACACAATCAAATTGTTGCAAGTGTGGAAGAAAGGATTTTGGTGGTCAGAAACGCTGTCACCCCAAACGGAGGATCAAGCATGGCCGATGCGGTCAAGAGGATTGAAGCCCAGTTGCAAACAATCAGCGAACGCCAGAAGGATATCAAGAACGAACTTGACGCAGTAAAAACAGAATTAGATGAACAAGGATTGAAACTAGAGCGCCACTTGGGGGCACACGAAGGATTGTAAGTGATTGACAAATGGAAAAGATACACAGCGAAACAAGGAGCAAAGGCCCTAACAAGGTTCGACGCTTGGTTCACAAGTGGTCGTTGCGTTTGGCAGACGCTTGGCGTATGCGTTGTTATTGTAATTGTGGAAGTTGCATGGCCCAGCCTCGACCCCCACTGGTTCTGGTTGCTCGTTCTGCTCACGGTGTACTCGGCGGTGACGCAACCAGCGCTGGCTCAAGCAACAGCGGTGCAATCAAAGGAACTCCAAGTACTGATAGCGGAAATCAAAAAGATGGCGGAAACCCAAGCTGTTGAACTTGAAGAAGAAGGCGAAATCCTNGACGACGTGCGCACAATTTTGAAAGACGTNCACGGTAAATGACGTGGGCGATCATCGGTTATTCATTAGTAGGGTGTATCGGGATGGCCGTGATGGACTCCGTGGGTACCGTATTAGTCAAAGCCGTAAGTGCAGGCCGTGGCAACCTGGCTGGGTCAATGGATGCCGTGGGCGATCTAGCAAAAATCACCATCCTGTCTGTCGCCGCTACCAGATTGACCAGCAATTACGGAATATGGGGCTGGCTTGGCGTGTTACCAATTTTGATAACAGGGTTCTTCGTAACCAAGCACGCTACTAAACTCTCCATGAAAATTGAGAACGATGAAGAAGCGGCTGAGGAGGAAGCGAAGGAATCCAAAATGCGCTGGATGGAGCGAGAACTCATCCTCCTAAAACAGCAAGCCAAAAGGCGCTAAACTATGGCCCTATGCCATTTGTATCTGTATTTACTCCGTCACATGATCCTAAGTTCCTGGACGACGCCTACGATTCTCTAGTCGCTCAGTCTTATGAGAACTGGGAATGGATAGTAGTTCTCAACGGCGGGGCCGAATGGTCTAAGCCCAATGATGAGCGAGTGTGGGTCCACCAATCTGACCTTACCGGTATTGGAGCTTTGAAACGAGAAGCCATCGCTGCTTCCGAGGGCAAGGTATTGGTTGAACTAGACCACGACGACATTCTTATGGATGATGCCTTGGAGGAAATCGTTCGAGCCTTTGATAACCACCCCGAAGCCTCTTTGGTTTATGGCGATACTTCTCAAATGGACGTGAGCAAGAAGCCCAACCATGATCTGTTTGACTTGACAAATGGCTGGAAATATACCGAACGAAGCGACGGGTTCCTTCACACCCANTCTTTCGCTCCGCTTCCTTCTAACGTATCGTACATTTGGTACGCTCCTAACCACCCAAGAGCCTTTTTGCGGGCCGTATACGAAGCCGTAGGGGGCTATGACGCCATTTTAGACGTGCTTGACGACCAAGACCTGATGAATCGGCTTTATCAGCGTGGCCCTTTTGTACATCTCCCTAAGGTTTTGTACAAACAAAGGATTCATGCCGATAACACCCAACGTGACCCTGATAAGAACTTGAGGATTCAAGAAGGGACAGTTGATCTCTACGACCAGAACATCCAACCCAACGCTTTAGCCTGGGCCAAACGAGAGAATCTGTTGGCAATTGACCTTGGGGCCGCACACAATCCGGCTTACGGTTACAAAACCCTGGACAAACAAGGCGAGGTGGATTACGCCTGCGACGTGACCAAGGGTTTGCCGTTCCCCGACAACTCGGTTGGAGTGATTCGAGCTGTGGATTTCCTTGAACATATCCCCGACAAGGTATTTCTGATGAATGAGATACATCGCGTCCTGGCTCACGGTGGGATGCTGCTCAGTCTCACCCCCAGCACCGACGGCAGGGGAGCCTTTCAAGACCCGACTCACGTTGCCTTCTGGAACGAAAACTCTTTTTGGTATTTTACGGACGAGAACTACGCACGTTTTGTACCGGAAATAACAGCACGCTTCAAGGTGTCAAAGTTGGAAACCTATTATCCGAACGATTGGCATGAGCGCCACAAAATTTCGTATGTATGCGCTAACCTTGTGGCAATAAAGGACGGGCCTAGAATCGCAGGAAAGGATTACATATGAAACCACCGTTACCCGGAGACTTAGTACTTGCTCACAGCAAGGGAGCCTTCGCAATCTTGATCCGCTTCGGACAATGGCTTCGTCCATCGTGGCGACCATACAAATACTGGAACCATGCGGCAATTATTACGCACGTTGAACCTAAGAGCGGTGAGATTTGGTGTATGCAGATGGGTCGCCGGGGCCAATTGGTTTCAATTGACAAAGTTTCTCCTGGCGGTGTTCATCAGATCCGTCCCATACCTGACGGGATAGATCGAATTCGAGCCATTGACTACGCCCTGCGTCAAAACGGGATCAAGTATTCCGTTGCGGCCATTTTTTCTATTGCTTTGAATCTGCTCACCCCAAAGGCAATCGCTTTTGATTTTCGTAGACGTGGTGATGCTTTGATTTGTTCCGCTTTGGTGGCAAGATCGTGGGAGCATGGCGGTTGGGATTGTCCCGGCGATCCCTTTCAGATCACCCCAGCTGAACTAGCATGGATTACAACGCCAAAGGAGAACGGGTGAAACCAATTGAACTAACAACTCACGTTGTCATTCCTGATACTCAAGTAGCGCCAGGAGTCCCGTTAGACCATTTGAAATGGATCGGGCAATACATCGTGGACGAGTTCGCCGGTAAGCCTAACGTCAAAATAATCCACCTTGGCGACCACGCTGATATGGAATCGCTCTCCTCTTACGATCAAGGCAAAAAGGAAATGGAAGGTCGGCGGTACAAAGCAGATATAGGGGCGGCAAATTATGGATTTGAACTACTCAATAAAGCAATCACCGATTACAATTTGGTCCGAAAGCAATACAAAGAAAAGCGCTGGTACCCAGAACGTCATATTTTACTTGGGAACCACGAAGATCGGATCAACCGGGCGATTAGCTTGGATGCCAAACTCGACGGCACAATCTCCACCGACGACCTTGACTACGCTCGCCTCGGTTGGAAGGTTCATCCATTCAGGAAAGTCGTTTGGCTGGATGGGGTTGGGTATAGTCACTTCTTTTACAACCAAATGAACGGTAGGCCGATTGGTGGGATGGTGGAAACCATGCTCAAAACCATTGGTCACTCATTCACTCAGGGTCATCGTCAGGGTATGTGGTACGGCGTTCGGTACGTCGCTGGCAAACAACAGGCAGGCTTAGTCGCAGGCTCTTGTTATCTCCATGACGAAGATTACCTTGGGCCACAGCAGTCCTATTGGCGTGGCGTGGTCGTCAAGCACCAAGTAGAGGACGGATCATACGATCCCATGTTTGTTAGTTTGGATTTTCTTTGTCGTAAGTATGTGGGCAAGCGGTTGGAGGACTACACTCCAAAGATATTCGCCCCTTCACACGACAAGGAATAACATGACCGATATAGTTGCCCTGTGTAGTCAATGCGGGAAAATGCTAGGCAAAAAGACTAACGCTGAGTACCTCCGACCTTCCGAATTAGCCAGTGCAGTAGCCGATTATCGCCACGAACCCCACGAACACAAAAAGAAATAATTGACTTTGGCGAAATTGTCCATTACTGTTTCTTGAATCGTCAAACAAGGAGGAAATATGACGAATTGGAAAATACCAGTAGTCCCTGAATACGGGCAGTTATGGCTAGAAGAAAAGCAACGGCAGGATGCAGAGCTGGGAGACAAACCCAAAGCCTTTGATACTCCGTTCCGCTACAGCGACAGCGGCAAGTGCGCTAGAGCGCTGGCTTACGGTGCGTTGAACTATCCCAAAGATCCATTTGATATGGCTGGCACGATGGTCACAACTCTCGGCACAGAGATTCACGAAAAGATTCAGAACGCTATCTCAAATTACTATGACGCTTCGTTTGAAGTGCCATCGCAAGTCGGTCCAACGTCCGGTTCTGCTGACGGAATAATCCTTGATGGTGAGTTTCGTATCTTGTTGGAAATCAAGACGATGGGTGGGACTGCGTTCAAAAAGTCCATTGGCATTTCGTACAAGGGAATCAACAACCCTTCTGGCCCCCGCACTAGCGCTTTGCTGCAATCGGCGTTGAATGCTGTGGCAAATAATTGTCACTACATCGTGATTGTTCACGTTGGGACAGAGGCCGTGTCTAAAGGCATGGCTGAGAAAGCTGGAATTAGCGAAGCCGAGCGCTGTGTCGCTGAGTGGGTTATTCCTGCTGAAGTGTTTGAGCCCTGGGCAGACCAGGAAATACTTCGACTTACCGAAATTGTTGAAGGACTCAACGAAGGATATTTACCGGATCGTTTTGCAGTAGCCGACGACTTCGGATTAGAAAGCCTCAGCCCAGAGGGAAGCCGGGAACACTGGATGTGTACGTACTGTTCGTACAAGGATCAGTGTCTCGCAGACGGACCAGGCCAAGTGCCTGTCGAAATAAAGGAGAAACTATAATGGCACATTTTGATTTGAGTAACTACGAAACGGTAGCCTCACGAATCACTAAGTTTTGGGAGGACTACCCCAACGGCAGAATCGCTACGGACGTATCCTACATCTCGGAGAGCGGAAAGCAGTTTGTCGTCAAAGCATCTGTGTACCGTGATATCGCTGATGAAGTCCCGGTGTCTACCGGTTTTGCTGAGGAACACTTTGCTGACCGGGGCCCAAACGAAACATCTCCGTTGGAGAACTGTGAAACTTCTGCTATTGGTCGTGCTTTGGTGAACTGGTACATGAGTTCCACCGCCGAAAACCGTCCATCTCGAACTGAAATGGAGAAGGTGAACAACCATTCCAAGGGTTCCCCAGCGCCAGAGAAGGCAAAGGAAGTGGCTCAGCAGGCTCGTTCGGGCTCCCCAAAGATTGAAGTCGCTGAGGATTCTCGGTGGGACACAATTTTGCAAGGGGCACAAGCTGACCCATCCAACACATTCCTGAACGACTTGGCCGAGAAAGGTAAGAAATGGGGGAACCTGAGCGACAAGCAATTGGGCGCAGGATTCAACGCTGCACGCAAAGTTCTACAGGAGAACCCAATTGCCGCTGACACTCCATTGATCGCCAAGGTCGAAGAAGCCTTTGGTGCGGTTGAAGAAGGTTGGGCAACGGGAGAAGAACCATTTTAATAATTGACATATCCCCCCTGGGGGACAATAATCAGATCAGACCATTTATCAAGGAGGAATAATGGGAAAGATAAAGCAAGCAATGCTAAGCGAATTGCCGGACAACGACAAAATCTTTGCTAAAGAATTGGCAGGGACTACTGACTTTGATCTGTTGATTCAATGGGTTGAAGATATCGCTGGCGATAATTGGAATTCAATGGCAAGAGAAACATTCTTGTATTGGCTTCGCCGCTACGAAGCAGGGAAGATGTTGGCATACCGTCACAAAGACCCAGTCACTTCACGCCAGGGCGACAAGGACAATCGGTTACGGAGAAGCTCACAACAATTTCGCTGTCTTCAAATCTATGGGCGATACCCAAACATCGGTTGTACCAATGAGGAAGTCGGTTTTCTGTCCGGTTTAGATCAGTCAAACGCTTGTTATTGGAAGCGTTGTTCAGAACTTCGTGCGTTGGGTTTTATTGAGGACACCGGCAAGTACGAATTAGCTCGGTCTGGGTCACGCCAAATGGTTTGCCGCATTACCGAATTAGGCATTAGCGCATTGAATGAGGCAAAATGAGTCAGCGAGCTGAGAAACAGGACGATGGGTTTCACTTGACCCTTGACGAAATTGAGAAGCGCTTGGCCGGAGAAGGTTGGGGGCAGGAGGCTGACAAGATCATCAAAGATTTGTTGGCGGTAGTCCACGATGCTGAAGCCATGGCGTTTGATATCAAATCCCTGCTTGACCGTCTTACTTTGGAGGGAAAGATATGAGCGACAATTGGAAAGAAAAGGCTGCTTGTCGAGGCGTTCCGANCAGCGTGTTCTACCCCCCAGAATACGACGAAAAGCAAGGTGNTTGGAAATTGGAGACAGCGTTGAGTTANTGCAACACCTGCAAAGTCAAGAAAAANTGTCTTGATGCTTCAATTTTTGGGGATCATGGTTTGGAGCCGAANGGTGTNTGGGGTGGTTTACTGCCTCACCAACGAAAGAGCATAGTTTTCAAAAATAAAAAATCCCAAAACGTAGAGCGAGAAGATTGTGGGACTGTGAAGGCTTACGCCCAACACTTGCTTTACAAAGAAAAGACCTGCCAACTTTGCAAGGATGCACATGCAGCGCAACAACGGGATCGTAGGGCACAACTGAAAGGAACTAAATGAAACGATTTTTTACGGCGCTGGTNGCCATCGGGTTGNTGTTTCCAGGAGTGGCCGGTGCGCTAACACCGAACCATCACCTGCGAATGAACTCAACATTGCCACTTGAAAGCGTCATACCATCGGTAGCGAAAGCGATTGTACCAGTAAATTACTCAGAGTGGGCGCACGTAGCTATGTGTGAATCGGGTGGTTGGAACGTTATTGGTTCTGCCTACCCCGACTCGCTGGGTCTTACGGCGCAGAATTGGTATCAGTTTGGTGGTACTTTAGACACTTCACCCGCCGCTCAGATTGCTGTAGCAGAAAGATTTATAGCGGCCTACGGAATCTCAATTCCAGATCAGAACGGATGTGCCGCATGGTAATGAGACTTTTCAAGTGTGAGGCGTGTGGGGCCGAAGCGAAAGCATTGGCGAGCGAGATGAGCCACCCCTGCCCCAAAAACTCTTTGAGCAAGCCAAAGCGAATGACCCTGGTTTGCGAGAAGCATAAGATAGAACCAGATGGAGCAGGCCATCGAGCCTGCCTAAGTTGTCGAAGGACAAAATAATGGAACATTGGTGCGACGATGACAAAGGCGACTGGCTATGAACGCCGTAAGCCTATTCGCAGGCGTAGGCGGGTTTGATCTAGCATTGGAACGAGCTGGGGTTCCCGTTGTGGCAGCCGTAGAGATTGACAAACAGGCAAGGGGCGTTCTCGCTCACCGATTCCCAAACACAAAATTATTTGGAGACATAAAGGAGGTAACAGGAAATGACTTACTCGGAGCAGGCTTTATTCCCAAATCAGGAATCATTACCGGAGGGTTTCCCTGCCAAGACTTATCAGTTGCTGGCAGACGTGCTGGGCTGGCCGGAGAACGATCAGGTCTCTTTTGGGAAATCGCACGACTCCTTGATGATCTCCAACCCCGATGGTTCGTCCTTGAAAACGTTCCTGGCTTACTGTCGTCCAACGGAGGACGGGATATGGGAATCGTGCTCGGGATGCTGGCTGAACTCGGGTATGGGGTCGCATACAGGGTTCTTGACGCTCAAAACTTCGGAGTCCCCCAGCGTCGTCGTCGAGTGTTCATTGTCGGATGTCTTGGAAGTAACGGGCACGCACCTTCAGAAATACTTGCTATCCGCCAAGGCTTGTTCGGGGATTTTGAGGCGATCATCCCGCAAAGGCAAACAATTACCACAGGAGTTGCATGATGCTTTGGTACAACAAAGCCAGGAGAGCTCAAACCAATGAGGACTACGAGACTTGGACCAAAGGTGGCGTTGTGCCGACATTGAACGAATTTGATGGCGGAGACACAAGAGCGACCACCATTGTGTTTCAAGCGCATCAGAGTGGTGAAGCAAGAGTTCAGGGCGATACGGTTCAGACGTTGGCTGCATACATGGGAACTGGCGGAAATAATATGCCTTTGGTTTCTACTACTGCAGTGCGTCGTATTACCCCAGTTGAGTGCGAACGCCTCCAGGGGTTCCCTGACGATTGGACTAAGTACCGCATTGACGAGAAGAAGGGCTTGATTGAACAGGCTGACAGCCCACGCTACAAGCAGATGAGCAACGCTGTGGCTGTACCTTGTGTGGAATGGATTATCAACAGGTTGGCAGCAGAATGAAACGCTCACCTTTACGTCCAGTGTCTAAAAAACGGGCGAAGGCCAACGTTGAGCGTCGCAAGGTCTTGATTGAGAAGTACGGCTTGCCCGATACTTGGTTGTGTGAACTCCAAGCCATCATCGGCACTACTTGCGCCGGTGCGATTCACGGTCACGAACTCTTGAAGCGAAGCAGGGGTGGATCAATCACCGATCCAGACAACATCATGCTGGCGTGTGACTTTCACAACGGTTGGGTCGAGGATTTTCCCTTGCTGGCTTCTGAGCTTGGTCTATCGAAACATTCGTGGGAAGCATGAAGGACACCGTGACCATCACGATCAGCCGAAAGTGGGTAGAAATCTACGCTCGCTTAGCAAAAGAACGTGGGCCAGGTTGGAGCCCAATGATCGGACGGCCCATTAGCCGCGGGTTTGACGACGAAATGATGGAAGTGTGTACCAAAGCACTAGAGGAGGAGAAATGAGCAATTATCCAGCTGGAGTTAGTAGTAGGGACTTTGACGACGACGGTGATTACATCCTTTGCAAGAATTGTTCCGTTCCTTTCCATAGTCATTACGACCTTTGTCGGATTGCGGACATAAGGAACGTAAACGATTGGTGGGACCCCGAGTTTGACGAGCCCTTGAAATACGAAGAAAGTCAGTTTGGGACTTGGGATGACTAACCCCAATAAGGCCAAAGGGTCACAGTGGGAGCGAGATATCGTTGCCTATCTTCAAGCCAATGGGTTTCCCTACGCTGAACGTCGGTTCGGCGCTGGTGCCAAATTGGACAAGGGTGACATTGTTGGAATCCCTGGCGTGACCATCGAAGCCAAGAACCATGCCAAATTTGCCCTGTCCGATTGGCTGGCGCAGGCAGAAATCGAACGAGAGAACGCTGGCAACAAACACGGAGTCGTCATTGTCAAGCGCAGGGGAAAGGCCACGAAAGAGGGCTATGTTGTTATGACGTTAGAGACATTTGTAGAGATAGTGGAGGAATAATGCTAAGTGCTAATCAAATATCAGAAGNGATT